CAACTTCTGAAGCAACTTGAGCCTTTCTTGCCCTTTCTCGCTGCTTTCTGGCTCTCTTTCTGGCCTCTTTTTCAGCATCTTTTTGGGCCTTGTTTTGCATTAGGCCAAGAGTCAGCCCTACAGCCGCGCCAACACCCGCGCCGACTGGACCCAACGCTGCGCCAGCAGCAGCCATTGATGCTGTACTTGCTCCAACTGTAAGGGCTTCATCTACGGCCATTTAATCCTCTTACTTGTATATTACTTGTATATCACGTCAACTACAAGATTACGGGCATCAACATAAACATGACGTGTAAATTTAGAATCTGGCGCGTAAAGCCGATAAAAACATCGCACAGAAACTTTGTTTTCGCCTGGAGTCAAACCATATTCTACGGTACTCCCATTACCCAACATAACATTGATAGCGTGGTTCATTCTTCGGCATCTATATCGGCCACCCCCAGTGCCGAAAATCCAGCGTTGAGTGCCGATAATATACGTTGGACCATTTCCGTCCATTTTGTCGACAAACAATCCAAACCCGGCAACATACCTGCCTGCCGCGATTGCTCTATAGTAACCGGACAATGATTCCTTGCTGTTGCCTTCGCCAGTCTGTCTTCCTTCTCTAAGAATCTGGCTTCTTGGATCACCCACCTTGCCGCCTTTTTCTTGAGCATGAAAACTTGCACTCACGAACACAGTAGGATCGTACCCTACATCATCGATATGAACCGTGGCCGACAACCCTTCTATGGGTTGCCATGCTGAAATGTCTTCGAATGCCTTCGTAAAATCAAATTGGTTCATTGTTTGACTACCAATGCCTTCATGTCGGTAGTATCTATTAAGTTTATTTCCGCTTCTTCGTCGGTAATAAGTATCTGACGATACAGCTAAAACATGCGGAGAAGGTGACCCGTAAAACTCTGGCTTATAAATGTGAGCAGAATTAATAACAGCCTTTTTGTTATCAACGAAAGTTCCGATTGCACCAGGCCTGTCTTCGAAGTCATTTGAAGTAAGACTACCATTAAGACCTTCCGATAGGCCACGACTTGTAAGATTAACTGCATTTGCAGTTAAGGCATCGCCTGGTGTAAATATTCTAAATAAATCTGGGTTAAAAGGCATTTATTCTCTCATTTTTATCAATGACATGGTTGTATTTCTGATAATAATGGGCTCGTACTCTACTTGCCCACAACCCCTTGAATATGAGTCAAACGGGTACCCTACTTCCTCTCCCGCGCTTGGGTGTGTATCAGACAACCAAGCGGGAAGACTATAGCCACCGCCAAGACAAAAAGATACCTGATCGACGCTACCATCCGATGCAATAGCGTCTGCAAGCCCATACGCCTGCAGGTCCACAAAATTTAAAAGAAACGTAGTCGAATACGAAAACCGTGCATCAAGAAGCATGTATGGGTTTGTAGTCGTATCCCAACTGTCTGTTCCGCTGGGGATACCTCCACTATGTGGACTTATCGTAATTAAATCAGGCCTTTTTGTAATGCTTCTGCCAATTACTGCATCACAATCCTCATCAAACTCTTTCATGGTCTCATTCATCCAAAAGCTACCACCAGAATCGCTGGCGATTTTAGACGAAAATGCCAACGAAAAAACTTGTTTTGTTCCTTGGCAATACCTCCAATCGCTAAGAGAGCTTGGAGATGCATCAGTGGTTACAAACAGCGAGAGAACAGCGGTTGGGGGCACGCCTGCAAAGAATGTCCTAGATCCGTAATCACGAATGTGAACTTCAGCAGCCGCTCGAACTATAAATTGTGAACCATCATTAAAAAATTTAGAACCATAAGATATTCGCGAATTAGGCACATGATTTGTTGGAAAATGAGCTGGAGTAGTAAACCCAGCAACACTTGAAACTGTTCTGCTAGGTGTACCAAATTCTTTTGATCCTGAATGTATATTAAAACGCGCATCGCTTAAAGTGTGAATAGCCCCGATTCTAACTTTACCTTTATTAATTCCCTCTTCTGCAATATTCTCAGAACCTATTCTGGCGTCATCTCGTATTTGATTAAAAAAATGTTCATTCCATTCGTCTACATCTAAAAGATCGCCTGAAGATATATCTGGTACTTTCAATTTGCTCATCATCTTTTCCTGTATTGAACAATTAAATGTCGATCAAAAATTTCACACTTAATGCCAGCATCTAAATCGTCGTGATCTTTTTTAACGTTGAATCTTTCATCTATTTCATCAAGTGGAATCGATTTAGGTTTATACTCGGGCAACGGTGATGGGTGAACATCAGAAGATATGGTTTGAAAAGGAAAGTATTTACCTCTCTTCCCGGCAGCGTCCCTTGCCCCTACGCCGTTCCGGCTCGTCTTCAACTCAACAGCCGTGTACGCCCTGACTTCAGCATCAATTTTGTTTTTTCCAGCAACCAACGGTATAGCGCCACAAAGATAAACAGAGTTTCTCCAATTGCCGTTGAAGAGTGGTCCGGACTCAGCAACAAGATTCCCATTTACGATTATTCTAAATTGAACACAATAAAAATCAACAGGAACATCAGACCACTGGCCCAATGGGAAATTTTGTTCGATTAAGCCGTGAATTTTTGTGCCAACAGAATCTTGTAGTTTAGTATCAAACCTTCCACCATGAGTGTTTGGATTATGAAGATTAGCCTTATATTCTCCGCTAACTCCCATCCATCCACCAACAGGCATATCTGTGCGGGCAAGACCAATACCGCTGACTAAATAATTATTAGAACCAGCGTGTTCGTCATACAAGCCAGCCATATGTAAATCTTGGGCCATTTTAACATTAACTATGCCTGTGCCAGTCCACACAAATGTCGCGTTGAAATCGATAATCGCCCACCCATCTGTTTCGGCATCAATTTCAACCCCGGCAAGCTGCGTATTGTCGTCATCACGACTTACATATGCACTTGTTGTGTGAGGGCACTTAAATTCATTAAATTCTGTGACAAATGAACCCGGCACTGATGAAGGCGTAGTATTTGGCTGTCTAAAACTTTTTGTGTGATGAAAAGTACCGGCTGAATAACTTTCTTTAAGTGGTTGGTTTTGTAAATTATCAGAATCAATACTACCGTTAAATTCATTTATTACTTCAGAAGCATTTTCAATTAAATCATCTGGGTTTAATATTTCACCACGAGCAACTAGAGTTTTTGGAAACTTAATAGCCATTATTACCTTTTATCCGATGTTAAAACATCTGTAAGTGTCCGTATATTACGTTGTTCACCAACTTTGGCCTCAAGGCTATAACCGACAATCATCAATCTATTTCTAATTACATTATCGCTATCAAACTTATATTGAATAGAAAATTCAGTAGTTAATGATTCATGCATGTGGCTTACATCATATCGTAAAACCACAGGTCTATGAAAACCCCAAGAATCGATACCAAATCGTGCCTCATTGTAAACAGGCAACAGATCACTTAACTGTTGCTGCACCATTCCTTTATTTTTATCCAATGAAAGGGACTCAGACCTATTTACCTTAAAGTTTATTTTTGCCTCTTGGTTTCCATATGCAACAGCATAAATGTTGACATACGCAACCTGTATACCAGAGTAAAGGCTTCCAAAGGAAAACGGACTTGTTTCGTATAGTGGGTCATCTATAGTAGAGGTCAATAATGGATCTTTTACACCATCTGCAGCAGGGGAAGATGATCCATAATAGTACTTGGTTCGAAAAAAGTTGCTGTATACGTTTATTCCAGGTTTTTTTGAATCGTTACTTCCAAAATACAAATAAGACCGTGAATCTTTCGTTTCAACGGCACATTGCATTGGGTAATTTTCACGAAAACTCCATGCTCCAACTTCGTAATGCCAAACTAAAAGTAAATTGTTTATTTTTCCGTGCGTTGGAACACATAAAAAATACTCTTTGTTGGCCCTATTAATGACACCAACAGCGGCCCTGGCACCGGAGTAATCAATTTTTTTTGTTAGGTTTTGAATTGGTGTGCTCAATTCGACTATTGAGGTAGCGCTACCTGTGTTTTCAAGAGCACCCTTGAGAACAAAAACGCCGTCTTGAGAAAGAAACACGAGGCCGGTTCCAGGCACATCTTGGATTGACCTGGGCGCCACACACCCAATTTCGCGATTGAGAGTTTGAGCATAGAAGCCGTTGCGCGGATCTCCTTTAATAAGGTAGACCCCCCGAGACTTAAACACCACCAAAGCGTTGGTGGATGCGTACATGCCGGTGACTTGCCCAGACTCGGCGTCTCCAATATCGAAAACGTTGTCTCTTGGAAAAACTTCCGGCATTCCCTCCGCGCTATATTTAATCAAATTGTTGGGCATTCCCGCCACGAACACCGTGTTTTTGAATGAGGTAATGTACTTTGCCTGTGTTGGATATATTCCGAAGTCTTCTGGATCAGTCAATGGCCCAAGATTTGAATCGCTCACCCCGTCTTCGATGGCGGTAGATTCATTGTCTTGAATTTCCTTCAAAAAGTGAAAGTTACGACCAGACTGTGGTGTGATCGGATTTCCATCATCATCAAAAACATCTCTGGTTCTATACAGCCTTCGCGCTACGACATCTTCACCACCAATCGGTATGACAATTTGAGTAAATCGGCGTTTACCGTTCGCGCACTCAAAGCTACAAATATCGCTTGAATCAGACATTGGGCCTTCTTGGCCACGGCTGTTTACAAAGGTCACCCTGTATTGATACCCGCAAAGCTTTCCATCAACGTATGTTGGACCGCCGTCAGCCTTTGTAGCTGTTTTCCCCATTTTTTTCTTTACTGAAAAACCTGTCGGGCGAAGACTGCCAAGCCCCTGCCCCTTTTCTCTAGTGCCAAGAAAAAAATGAGTGTCGTCACCAAAGTCGCCGCCATCGTCTACAAATTGATTGTGATGTGCGCGATACACTACGCTGGCGTCCGGCTTCGCTGGTTGATCAAAAAAACCAGCCCTTGAGACAACCCTGCCATCATATACTGTGGGCGCGTCAATACCATTTACCAAATATAATCGACCCCCAAAAGTAATGCTTTGGCTGCTTACCTCTGATGTTTTTGGAACATACCTTGGCCTTCCACCAGGACCGATTTCAACATTATTTATGTCTTTTAGAACAGTATACGGCACCCCAGACCTAAATTGGCTTGGATTCATTCGAGCAAGCCTACCATTCGAATCTTCAAAAATTATGTCTCGCGTTGATCCATTGTGTCGAGAAAAATAATGAATAGAGTGAATGGTTCCGAGAGAAGACCAGTTGTAATCACTAAAAGTGATGCAATCATATGCCCCAGCCGTTTTCCAACCATCGTAGTTGTCCCAAGACATTTCTTTGATTACAGCCGCAGAGTCAGCCGAAACTCTCCACCGATTGTCCATGCCTCGTAGGCGGGCTACTTCAAATGTTTGAGTCTTCATTGTTTACTCGGCCTTGCTTGGGATGCCAAAACGCTCACGATCTGCCATAGCGCGATCAAAGCCTCGACGTACATACATTCGATCGGTGCGACTAAGATACTTTGCTTTCATTGCGGCCAATATTTCGTCTGCACGGCCCTCGTACAACTGACTATGGTTTAGCATACCGTGCTGCATACAAATGTCTCTGAGAGCCGCATACACAAGATAATGGTGGTACTGAGGGGGCCACTCTGGTGCATCAGCGTCTTTAACAAGCCGATATGGGCGCTTGTGGTATCTCACCTCAACCATGTAATCGCTTTTTGGTGTGTTCCAAAAACGCAGATACTGACGTGGTCCAGATTCATTTAGTCGGTCAAGGCGGAAGGTGTCACCAGCCAAATCCACAGCACTGTCACCAGGGCTTCCACTGTCTAAAGGATCTTCCACTGTCTCAGCACCAGTAATTTCACGACCATAATCTGTATATGTAGTCTCAAATGAGGCAAGCGTTGCGATATGTCTCCAGGCTCCAGCACCCATGACGTAATCAACAGCCCCTGGATGAGACAAGTATTCATCGCTAAAGACGATTCTACGGTACAGCTTTTTCATTCTACCGTTATTGTCGCTGCCGCTTAAAGTATGCGACATTGTTCGCATGATTCGTTGAAGTTCTATAATGGGGGGTCCACCAGGCACACCCAAGAGAACAACATCAAGAAGTGAAGGCTCGGCTGTTATTTTTTGGGACGGTTTCAAGTCAACAGCAACGACCTCAGACGGTGGACCTTCCATTCCGGCATAGAGGAATGTATAGCAATACTCGATTCGATATGGGGCAACAGTCCTCGGAAGATTACTTGCGCCAACCTTAATTCTATTGACTATTGTTGGAGGATAATCAGGCGACTGAATATTATCGTGTATTTCTTCAACAGAAACGAACGGATTTCCGGTATCGGATCGATCGAGATACAAGTTTTCTTCTTTTCTCGCATCCAAAAACATGAACCGGCCTTCATTCGGTGCAGTCATTGTGGTTGTGGTGGAGTCGCTCGAAAAACTCAAAGTTTCTTTTGTAGTGATACCGCGATCCATGATGCCCAACACTTCAATACAATCACGGGGCATTGGGTATTTGTTGTATTTAATCGTCCAATTGGTCAAATCACCGCTCGGAAAAATATCATCAACAAAAAATCTTCTGGAATCAATAAACGCTGTGATTCGATATTCGGCACCATCGTCATTGTTTACGAGCGTCTTACCCACTATATCTGGTGGCAAATTGATTATTCCAGCACCGGTAGTGTTTGGCAATGTGACCAAGTGTGTATTATCACCGGTCAGCTTGCTGGCACTGTCTCCGGTGATATCTGCGCGAAGCTGCAACAGGTTGCGATTTTGCATGAACAGCCATTGGTACTGGCTCGATATCTGAAGGTAGTGACGGTTGACTACACGAGCAATATTGTCGCTGTATTGCTTCAAATCAGGGTTGTAGTCCAACGCGGAATTGATTTCTTCGCGGATTTCTTTGAGATTCACGTCAGGCTCCAGAAAAAGAAAACGGCTGCTGAGATAGTATACCCCAGCAGCCGTGAATGGACCGAGGTCCGGTAGCGAATATGGCTTAGAAGTAGCCTTGATCAATGATCATCACGGTTGCTTCGTTGGTTCCGTAGTCACCAGCACCACCAGCCGAGATAGAAATACCACATGGTCCCGTAAGAACATGTGTGGCACCCGCAAAGATGTCTGCCTGTCCGGCAGCGCCAGTGTCATCAACTACCAACGCCTTGCCGCCAGCAGTAACAGCAGAACCAAGAACAGCCGCTCCGCCGCCTGTGGTGTTATCGCCATACAGGCCCGCAGTTTGGACTTTAACATAGCTACCAGCAGCAACCGTTTCAGTTGCTACACCGAGCACCATGCAGTCTCCACCAGCGGTTGCGGCAGGCGCTTGCTCAACAGAAGCACCAAGGCCGTTCTCTGAGTTGTCAAGGTCAATGCGGACCCAGTCACCTTTGGTTACGATTGCGGCAGCGTAAAGCCGTACATACTTCTTCGGAAAATTGTTGTCGCCGTCGACACCATCTACTTTATGAATTGCCATGATATCCTCCCTCTTTTGATTCTATGGCTATGAAATAGGGTGGGGCTCGACATGAACCCCACCCAATCAGGATGACTTAGAAGGTTTCCAAGTCGAATGCTACACCGCTGGAACCAAGGTGCTTGGCGATCAGTTGACCACGGCACCGAAGCTTGGCAGCACGAACATCGTACTCACCCGACACAGTCTCGAAGTCCGAGAGGTCGAAGTAACCTTGTGGGTCCCACAGGGTGTAGATGTCGTTCATGTTCAGCAAGTAGAAGCTGATAGGATCAGCAGTAGAACCAGGGGTTCCGCCAGCGTTAGGCATGTTGTACTCAACGTTGATTGGAATACCTTGGAAGGTTTCAACCATCTTACCGCCATCGATCTGTGACTGATCAACGTACCGCTCGTGTGCAGAAAGAGCACGCTTGAGGTTCTTGAATCCAGCGCGGGAAGCAAGAATTACGTTGGGAGCACCAGAAGGCGACACAGCGTTGATTTCAACCAACAGGTCATAAAGACCCGCGAGGCCGTTAGCGTTGAAAGATCCAGCACCATCAAAGCGTTGGTTCTGCCAACCAGTCTTACCGCTGTAGGTAGACTTGCTTACGTTACCAACAGTGTTGCCTTGAGAGCCAACAGCTTCAGGCTCAAGGAAACCTTGGTGGTCGCCAGAGGTCACGTCGAATCCGTTCAGCGTGTTCCAGTCTTCCCAACCGGTTTGGCTACCCTTAACGATTTGCTTGACGTACTCACGCTTGAGAGCGTTAGCGGTCATGAGAACACGACTTTCAAGAATTGAAAGAATCGCGGCATCGCCTGAGTTGACCATTTCTTCTTCAGAAGAGATAGCGACTGGACGCACAACGTGACCAAAATCGTATTGTGCAGGTTGGAACACATCTTCGACACTAAGGTCAATGCGCTCAAAACCAGTCTGCATACGAGTGGTTGAAGAGTGCTCACCGAAGCCGAGAGGCACAACAATCCGAGATCCACCGGCTTGAACTGGCTTTCCAGCACCGTGGACACGTTCTTGTGCATCAAGGAAGGCTACGGATTCGTGAACGTTGTCACGAAAGTCCTTCATCAGGATGTGCATGGTTGTGGAAAGCAATTCGTTTCCAATGGTAAGGTCAGTGGTTGCCATTTTCGGCTCCTATTAGCGGTTATTGAGAAAGGCTTTTGCGGCTTCGGGGTTTGACTGGAGCCAAGCAGCAATCGAAGCCGCACCTTGCTTCTTGACATCAGGGGGAATTTCAGCGACACCAGGAGAACCGCTCACAGAACTACGCTGCACTTGTCGTGCAGCCTGAGCGCGGGCTCTCCGTTGTGTTTCTTTTTTCTTGCGTTCTTGGGCAATCATGTTCCGAGCAACGACAAGATCATATGCATCTTGGGTGGAGAGTGGCGCATCGGTATTTTGACGATTTGCAACCAACTCAGCAACCTGGGTTTTAAAGCCATCATCCTTCATTTCAGGGTGTGCTTCAAGAAAATCGAGATAGCGGCTTTTTTGGCGCTGTTCTTCCGATACTTGTTGCATCGGAGAAAATACGCTCGAAACAGCCTCTGCAATTCCGCGATTGATGTGCGCCTGAATGCCTTCTTCAGACATAAGGTCGGGCAACTCACCTTCAGGTGTTTTCAACGCTTCTTTGATCCGAGGATCATCGATAACAGATGCAAACTCAGCCTGCCGACGAGCAAAGTCACGCTCCAAGCTTTGAATCTGTTGTTCGCGTTTCTGGTACTGCTCTACTCTTTTTTGATGCGATGAATCTAATTCATTCTTATGATTTTTGTACGAAACCCTAAAGTTGTGAAGCATTCTACGAGCAACAGTTGGAAGATCTTTAATGTCTTGCTCATTAATGTTTTCGTAAAATGCGTCCGTGCTCAACTCTTGATCTTCTATGTCTGAAAACAAAGGATCAAAAGACTTTTCACTTACAGCAGAAGCTTGATCACTTGTAAATGTTACATCTTCAGAAGACTCATTTGTATCGGACACATTTGATGCCTCCACAGGTGTGCCTTCATCAAGCAATCCTGTAGAACCAGCCGGAACATCTTCATTTACCGGTAAATCGTTCTCATTATTTTCAATCATTTCGTCTGACACAAAAATCTCCTTTCGGTTTAAAATCTAACATTTTTTAAAATACTTTCGCAACAATGCAAGTTTATTACTGCATTGCTGCTGCAAGAGTTTCATCTTGCGCGCCCATATCGTCGGGCGGAGGCGCCATATCGCCACCCTCATCTTCTGCCGCTGGTGCCGCTTCTGGGCCATCTTCCTGAAGCTGCTTTACAGCCTCAATGAATTTTTTATCTTTTGCCATCATTTTGAGTAACGCGGTTACTTTGCGAAGATCTGTATCAGTCACAATAGTAAAAGGATCAAACCCAAGCTTAGACTCAAACTCTCCACCACCAACCATTTTGATCAACTCAGAAATAGCGACAAGAGGTAGAAATAGATCCGAAGGCAAAGGTTGGTCAAGTTTCCCTTTTTCAGCACCTTCAAAATCAATTTCAATCTTTGGCATATCTACTGCCGAAATCTTAGAAAGAGTTTTATTAAACGTGTCCAAAAGCGTTTTGAGGGCCTTTACTGAAAACGGCTTAGTTGGCGCTGGTGCAGACTGAGCCAACTCTTGAAGTTGCGCTTCTGAGTCATCTACAGGCTCAGGTGGAGCAGCTTCAGCGGGTGGTGGAGCGCCTTCAGGGGGCATTGCCGCTTGATCTTCAGCCATTGGTTGACCTTTTTCGTATCCGTACATGACAAACTCCTAAGTGATGCCTTTGTCTCTTTGAATTCTAAATTGTTTAAATGCTGGATGATGCTCTAACCGATTACAATAATCATCGTATTCTTTTACTTCTTTTTCCATCCTTGTGTCCCATTTACTATATTCTTTTTCTACGTCCCAGTCACCATCTACAGGCGTAAGGCCTCTTTGTTTGCAGATATCTCTACGGTGCTGCTTACTGGTCAACATTACACCAAGACCGCGATCATAGTATGGAAATTGTTCACTAAATCTATCAATTCTTGCCATTGGTAGCCATTTAGAATTTTTAGATTTACATTTTGGACACTCGCGCAAATCTTCAAAATGCTCACCAGCACTAAAGTCTGTAAGGTCATCAAACTGATGGTCACAGTCCTTACACATATACAAATGCATAACGAGGCCGGTCATCTTTCTCGACTTTTCGGGCGCCTGATTTTGGGGATCATTTGACTGAGCAACCGATACTCTAAAAACACGCTTAGAGTCTTTCCCACAAGCGGAGCAACCAATGAAGTCTGGGCGATTTGAAAATCTACATGTGTGGTCTTGTTCATGGCCACACTCATCACATTTATAACTATAGACTGGCACTCGCAGCCTCCAATACTTGCGCAATCGCAGGGCCCTGCTCTTCAGGAGGAAGCGCTGCTATTTGTTCAAGAATCTCCATCACCTCGGGGTTATCTCCAAATATTTCCGCCATAGCGGACAGGGCCTGGTCGGGTGGCATTTGAGAAATCTGTGCAATCATTTCTTGCGGGTCTGCGGCCTCTGCGGGCTGCTCCAAAGGTTCTTGAGCCGGTTCTTGTGTCGGGTCTTCGGAGGGTTCAACTTTAGATTTTTTAGATTCTTTAGTTTTTTCCTGGCTTTCTAAAGCCAACTCAGATTCCAATTCTTCTGGGTGAAGGTCTTTCGGAAGATCAAATCGTTCAGCAAGTACCTTCATGTAGTTTTTGGCGAACACCCCTGACGGGCCACCCTTTGCCGCTGCTTCCCAAAGCGCGCCGTAAGGCTGTAAGAGAGCAACCAAGTTTTGCTGCATGACACTGTCGCTGAGTGGTGTACGACCACCTTCGACAAAAGTAATTTCAAAGTTGGCGTCCAAATCTTCGACCGAAATAGCGATTTGATCATTGCGATCTCTTAAAATCAAAGTTTCTTGAACCACCCTGAATTCATCACCAACCCTTGAAATGCCTTTAGACGGCACCGCGTCTTCGTCAACAAGCGGCTCTTGAAGTGATGCGGTATTTTTAGCAAGGGCCTCATCGACTTGTGCAGACTCCTTTTCGTCTGTAGCGCTTTGGGCCTCAAGAGCACGACCGCTTAGGGTTTGACCCAGCAGGTTCAACTCTTCGGGGGTCATGTCATCGATTTCGCGCTTTGTCGTGATCTGTGAAGCCAAGTCTTTGAAGTCATTCGATTCAACGTCGATTCCAGCAACTTCCGCCATCGACAAAATTTTCTGCTTATCGAAAGTTTCTTCAACTTCTGGCTGATCAGTTTGCGCATCATCGTTTGGTTCTGCGCCAACTTCAGCTACATCGACCGACTGGTCATCGTAAGCACCAGCACTATCGCCATCATCTTGCATACATGCAATCAGTGTACGCAAAAGCAATTCGGTCAAATTGGACAACCACTGATCCTTAATTGTGGCGTGTAGACCAAACTCTGATTCAGTATATTGTTGAACCGTTTCAACCTCAAAGGCTGTAGCCTTTGTCACAATGCCTCTGGCCTGTGGGCTTGTTCCAATCACGCGCTCAATATCTGTTTCTACATCACGAACGTAGTTTTGAATATTGCTGGATATGGCAGCGTTTTGAATTGGCAGAATTGCATCGCCAAGCGGTCTCTCAAATCCAGACTCTACTTCCAAAATCAAGCCATCGTGACCCTCTGTAAGTAGGGTCATTTCTTCGGCATTGAAAGTACCTTTTCTGGTCACATATTGGCGAGTATCTTTTCGAGTAGCCATCGCCATATATGAGCGGTATGCATTCAATTCTTTAAACTGAGGCATCAACCGACGAACGTGAGCAATGCCTCGCAATGGGTATTCGGGCTCATAGTTAAAAATCAGCGGTATGATGTGCGCCATCGGCTCACCGTCATGGCGAGCGAAAGGTAAAGGACCAACATAGACCGGCTTTTTAGACGCATCACCTTGACCCAAAACATAAATTTCAAGTCTTCCTTCATACTTAATATCCGGATTTTCAGGGTCTACATAGTGGTCAACTAAGTTACAAAACTCAAGAACACGAACGAAGTTGTTGTCGTCATCAACTTTGTCGTACCGCTTACGATTGTTTTTCGAATCCACCACAGTGTCTGCACCAGACAAAAAATCAAGACGACGGGTTCCTGAAATATCTTCCAGTCCGTATTCTTTTTCGACTTCTTGTTTGGGCCGATAATACAAATGACCACGAAAACGCTCATCATCTGCATCGGATACTTCGTGATCCAAAAGCATTTCCCAAATAGGAATGACTCGCATCCATACTCGGTCCAGGGGGCTACCTCTGCCGTGATGATATCCAACCTTGATACCCGAGCCTGGGTACAGCAGCGCTTGCCGTAGGGCCGACATGACTCTTTCATGAATCTTACGGCTTGCGAGCATTCTATTGATTGCCAACTCGGCCTTCTGGGGGTCACCAGTGCCCGCAGGGTCAGGACCCAGGACAACTCGGCTGGCTCGTGGGTACAGAGCCGAGAGATATGATGTGATTACACCCCACAGGCGGTTTACCTCTACCTCAACCTCACGAAGGCGGCGGTTCCGTTTTGAAGAGTCATCACCAGCCATGTACTCCCAATATCGAGTCATGTATGTGTGCTTATACAGAGACCAATCCTTGCGATGGTTTCGTGCATAGCGATCATGCGAGCGAACAAATTCATGTACAAGTTTTGGTGATATTTGATCTGTTTGTTTCACGATACCTTCGCTCCGCTCAAAACATTAAAAGGATTTCTGCGAGCATGATATCGCTTTGTCCCTCTTTTGGGAATATCCTTAGCCTGTGGCATTTTACGACGATTCCACTCAGCAAGCATTAACGCATCTGAATGGTCATCGTGATAACCATCTTGTCCTTCGATTTTTCCATTGTGTTCACGAATATGCATCAATTCTTGAACCGTTGATAAATCATTCAGTGTCAAAACATCTGCATTCACAACTTGACGCAAATGAGCATACGCCTGCTCTTTGCTTCCACGAGTTGTCGTCCAATGCTTAGGTGTTTTGCTTGCAGCCTGACCCGGCGCTGGTGGCTTGTGCCACAACGGCAAGCCAGCCTTTTGAAACTCCCGAATAACAACCGGACCCGCACCGCCCGTATTGGCCTCAACCAATGTTCTGGCCTTGTTGTAGTGCATGGCCAACTCCACCGCCTTTTGGGCAAATAGAATCTCACCACCCTGATTCATAGAGAGTGTGGCCACTTGACGACCGTCCGCACTTAAAACCTGTGCTACCGCGTAGTCTCCGCCGTTACACCAGGAGGGGTCAACACCAACCGAGTAGTTAAGTCCAGGGTACGGCCTCTCATAAATCCGCAACTCACCCTCGACAGGTTTGAGTGAAGACAAAACACTGTTGAGATAATCAGTATCAAACCAACTACCGTCATGTATGGCAAAGCCGTCCTCAATAGTAAGGGGGTATTCTCGCCTGAATCGGCGGATACCGATCCCATTTACGCCGTGAATCTTATCGTGACGCCAATACAATTGACGCATTGTGAGGTTGTGCTGCTGACCTAAAATCCACTCTTCTTGATCTGGCTCCCAACCGTCTGGAACGTCTGCCTGGTATGCCCAGTGATCGGACCACTTGAAAAAACGAAAGCGAACAGACTTGTCTCCACGCTGCTTTGCTTCGATTGCACTCAAAACTTTGGAGTGGAAAAGATTGCCGGGTCCGTCAGCAGTGGAAATAATAATGATCTTTTTGTGTGGGCCTTCGTGAAGCGTTGAGGTAACAGACGCCCATACGTCTTCAGCATTTGGCCAGAACGCCAACTCATCGGCATGTAGACGCTGATACGTCCAACCACGCGCGTCACTTTTACCACCTGCAGTCATGCACCGGAAACCGGCCATGCTGTCTTTGAATATCAACTCACGCTTGTTTGAGCGCTCAATCGGCTTCTTGAGCATTTCCGGCAACGATCGATAGTAATGACGAACACGACCAAAAATAGCATCGGTAGAGTCGTAGGAGTCAGCCACCACAAGGCAGCGTGCCGGGTCTTGAACCCAATACAAATAGTTAAAGTTGTATGCGGTAGCTACAGTGGTGTCGCCAATCTGGCGTGGCTTGTAGTGAATCACAGTCTCGGCATCGGAACAAAAGTCTTCCAAAGCCATTACCTGTTCAGCAAACGGTGTATTGAACGAGCGCTCTTGGCCCTTTTCATCAACAATCTTCAAGCGACCTATAAACTCGCCTGGATGACTTGCTAACTGAGCCAGCAGCTTTTTATCGTTCGCATTCACTACGCCTCACCCGGCTCAATTTTCCATGACTCTCCACCACCATCATTAAAGTAAGCGCGTAGCTGCAAAAGCGATTCACTGTCCGCAGCATCCTTTTTGGCGGCTGCAGAATCAAATCGCGTCTTTGCATACTGACGATACGCCCACTCTTCACCTTCGCCCATCGCATCCCTAACGCCAGTCCAGTACTGCATATCCATCATCTTAAATTCTTCTTCTGAAATTTCAGCGGTGTCGGGAAACTCATCATAAAACCAGGCCAAAAATCGATCATCCTCTTTGCACCAGCGTGCCCAAGTACGCTCATTAACAGCAACACCTTGGTACTCTTTGGCCTTGGAAGCTTTGTACCATTCACCACGAAAAAAACGCTTACGCTGGGCCATTCTGTATGCCAATAAACGAAACTTTTCTTGCTGTGGGGTAGGTCGAAACCCGTTATCATCAGGCTTCAGCCACTCACTTACTTGTGGTTTGTTAATGTGTTCAATATCTGGTGAAATGCCGACGACAACATCGCCCTCATTAGTATCGTTAAAACCATCTTTTTCGTCAGACATTCGCCCTCCTTATTATTTATTATCACACAGTATAGGAGTTATGTATGCCTAATAACTTTGAAGAAGATTATCGGAAATTCAATGAGGTTCTGAAAAAACTTAGATCAGATGGAAAAATAAGCGATGAACCTCCGCCATCCGACAAAATAGCGAAGAGAAAATACATCGAAAAACTAACTAAACTTTTCAAAAAAGAAGTCTACGGTTCAGACTAAAACGGAATGTGCTCATCGTTCGCAGCAAACCCGTTGCTTTGTGATTGAACAGTTGGTGCGTTGTCGTTTTTACCGCCAAGAAAACGCACATTGTCTGCAACGATTTCTGTAGAGTACCGGTCATTTCCAGACTTATCCGTGTACTTTCGGGTTTGAATCTTACCTTCGACGTAAATTTCTTTACCCTTCGTACAAAATTTAGCGACATTTTCCGCAGTACGACCCCAAATGGTGACGTTGTGCCACTCTGTGTGAGGCACCCACTCATCGCCTTCCTTGCGTCGATCGGTCGTGGCCATACGAACATTTACAACGTTTGTTCCAGATGCGGTTGTTCGTAGTTCAGGGTCAACGCCAAGACGGCCTACCAAGATTGCTTTATTTACACTCATTACTTCTTCCTATTTTCATATTTTTTGTACCCAATCGCCAACGTTTTTTTTCGTTCATCGTCAGTCATCTTGGGTTTCTTACTGTATTCCATACGCATGTGCTTTGCCAGAAACTTATCTTCAGATGGATTCCCATACTCTGCGTGTTGCTTTCCTTTTCGTGTCGCCTTTCTTTTTGCGCGAGTATCAGCAGCAGTTTTTTGTGGCGAATCCTTAGCGTGTTCAGCAGAAGGCTTGTATCGTTCACCCGTAGCGTCAGGACCCTGAATACTTGGCTTACCGGACTTTGTACGCCATTTTCGTTTGGTCCACTTTTTTAAGCTTCGTTGTGATTTTTTAAGAGCCATCAATCCCTATAGCCCCCACCAGCTTTCTTGTATGCCTGCGCAAGCATCTGAGCCTTGCGTGCAGACCACTGACCAGGCTTGCCACCCTTACCACCGGCCTTGATGCGTTGGAATTGACGCTTACGCATTCCAGGCTTGGTGTAGTTACCAGCCTCGTTTACACGACTTTTAGACTTTTTTTTTGGGTTTCCAACCTCATACATTTCACCGCCCATAGGATTACCTTGAGCGATAATAATTACACCCGGTGAAGTCATTTTAGGCATATCCATCATGGAATCAGAAGAGTCCTTCATCATCTGTTCCAACTCGCGCACTAAAGACTCGGACAAAAAACCGTCCATATTCAACTCTACAATGCACTCTGGATGAGAAACCAGAGCGTATTTTACCTCTTGGTTGATGTCAGTTGGTTGAAGCGGTCCAGAGTCTCTCTTGAACATGGACATAGCGCGCAAGCCATCGACCATGTCGATCTCACCAGCAGGCTTCTCTTCTTGATCCATAAAGTCATCACGAGACATTGCATGATCATAAAAAAACATCAGACCCTCCCGGCCCAAACAGTGCAAACTCTCATCGATGCACATTTGAAATCTAAAGCTTGGCAATAACCCAACTCACCAGCGGCAACGGCCATTTCAGGATCGGATTCGTCACCGATACCCTTTTCAATGCATTCAAGCATCTGAGGTGATCGCTCAAAAAAAGAACAGTTTCCGCAACGCATCTGCATCACATTTTCAAGCGAATCGTTAAACTGATCAGCGTACTGTTGCCAAAACTCTTGATTACCGCCAGCATCATCCAACTGTGGATTAGCGGGGCCGTACATCTTTGTATCGATGGCTTCCTGCCTGTTCTTGAGATTCAAGTCGAGGTCTTGAGTCGCACGAGGACATGCATTTGGCTGACCGTGCTCACGCATTCTGCTGGTTAGAAAATTGTCGTGCATTAGCCCTTAACCTTTGATCCTGCTCGCCATTGATAGCAAGACCAGTACTTTGCAGTCAGTTTGTTTTTTGCCTTGGCCTTGTCGCAACCATGACGTGATCTGAAGTTTTTACGGGCCTTGGGGTTGTCTCTTCGGATCGCCATCTTGGCATCACCAAATCGAATGACTTTCTTTTTGCCACCTGAACTAGCCACAACAACAAACTTCTTTTTTCCGTATCCAGGCTCGCCCTTACGGATGCGACGGGGCTTGTTGGTTTTCATACCCCCTTTCAACAATGCATCTGCGGACTGAGCCATTTTACATTCCGTATTTAGACTTGCTTCGCTTTATGTGTGGGTTGCCGGTTTCAGACTTCATGCCTGCAGCAATCTTACCAACACGCTTGGATTGATCTCCGTGAAGCTTTGACGCCTTGCCTAGCTGGCCTGAAATATCTTGAAGGTCCTCTTTTGGTCCACCAACTTCACTAAGGCGCGGCAGCTTATCAAACCTACCGGCCACAAACTTATCCATAGCGACTTTTGCTGCACGATTCTTTTGAAGTCTGCTTTGACTCGTACCACCAGGGTTGCCCATTTCAGACTCAACATTCGACTTGAGCGGTTGCGCAGCCATGCGGGGATTGCGGCCCCGCTTCATTCGAATCTCTTTCGCCTGGTTCAGGGCTTCCATACGACGCTTGTCGTCCATGCTGACTGGCCGTTTCTTCCGCATTATTCCATCATCCCTTGACGCAACATTTTATCTGCACCGGTTTTTTCTTCACGCTCTGCAAACTCCATTGCCTCTGCGTAACCAAGACGCTTGATATCGCTACTGGTCATGTTGCCCATGAAGATAGCACTGCGGGCACGGTTGGCCTCTTCAGTGGAACCAGACAACTCATCGATAATGTTTGGCGACTCGCCCTTCATCTTTTGGTAGTCTTCGAGGCCTTGGCGGAAACCAACATCAAAAGCAGACTGACCACGCAACTCAGCAAGCTTGGCTGACGCAGCAGCATCATATTGCATGGATACCGGTGCTGATGGCGTTTGTCGCTCTGTCATGGTCTGGTCGTAGCCCATGTCTTTGGCAACCTGTTCGTATCCAATGTTGAAACCACCTGGGTTTGATTCCATTCTGCGTTGCGTCCGATCCATGAAGTCTTTTTGTCTACTAACTTCCATGTTTCGGGCATCTTCCTGAGTCATAGGGGCCGTCAATTGGTTCTTCATGTACCCTGGTGTTCCAGCCGGACCCATGGGGGTATTAAATCCAATGTTCGCTTCTGCTAACTGATTAGGCAGAACAGACGCATAGTTAAGAATATCGGTCAATTTAGACCTTTCATAAAGAGGCATACGCGACGAATCAACCATCCGTTCAGCCTTCGCCCTCATTTCGGCGCGACTGGCCCCAGGGTTTTCTTCCATTGTCCGTTGTGCCATTTCATAAGCCGCTTCAGGACCCATACGACGAGCCATACTGCCTCCTAAACTAACTCTACGTTACCTAACAACTCTTTATATAACAAGTATGATATCAAGCCTGTTTCTTTTAGAGCCTCAAGATTGTAATAATCTTTTGCCAGTATACGCTTTTGATCATTATTAAGCTGCACTGTCTGTACAGGATGCTCAAAAAACTTAGCTTTTTGATACAAATAACGATTCAAATCTCCAGATTTACCAAACATATCTAACATTGGACCACCGTTTCCAATGGTTTCCTTCAGTCTCTTACGTTGTTTGTTTTCCTGAGAAGCGCGTAAATCAGCGTCCAAAAGCATCGGATCGCCCGAATATCCCGTGTTTACGAACAAACGAACGTCATCGTAGCCCTGAATGCCCTTGGGGTCAGTGTCATAATACGTGTCCGAGCCCATCAAATATCGGTCATACTCAGACTCATTCAGTTGCCTGCCAGCTTCTGAAAATTTATCTGCTGAGTCATCATACCATTCAGCCAATAGCTTACCACGCTTACCGATCTTATCCTCTTCGTTAAGGCTTGCATACTCAGCTTCAATCAGGCCCATTTGTGTATAGAGATCCTGTGCTTCATTGCTCAGTCCAATCATCTTTTCCACAAGCGCAGCAGTCTCTGAGAAGTCGATTGCTTGGCTGTATCCGCCCTCGTAGGACATGGACTCGTACTCTGGGGGCTCTGAGAGTGGGTTACCCTGCTCTTCTTGTCGCTGTGACCGTACAGCGGCAGCAGCAGGGACTGCAGCGCCCACTCCGATGCCCTTCATAATTGATGGATTGGTCGGGTCGAAAGTGCCGGGGTTCTTTACAGACTTGATCTGGGTGGGTTCAAAAACGACATAAATCGTATCTGCTCCAGCCTCTAAAATGTCTTCTTCAAATTTAACCCCGTCATAACCCTGTTTCTTTAGAAAATCTGTGAACAGCTTTCCGTCTGCTTCATCAAACATTTCCCAAGCATGACTAACGGAGTCAAACCACCTCTCATTGTACCCTGCATCTGCCCAAGCATCCCGAAGAGAAAACCACTGATCGGGGTCGCCCAAATCAATAATATTGTCTGCCTTTAGATATACCGGCTTGACCTTGTCGCCATACTCTAAGGCAGCTTTTTTATCTGGCGAAAAAAACATGCCTTGTCTTTCAACTTCAAAAGTACTAAACAAAATTTGTTGGATACCCTTTTTTGATGGATCAAATGTATCAAAATCAGCATCGGTCCCGTGGTAAACCACCAACGGCTCACCAGCCTCATCGACTACCTTGGACTTACCAAACCAACGCTTGAAGAACGGCGACTTTGTACCCATTTCGCGCCACAAACGAGCAGCCTCAACAGCCTCATCTTCAGTCTTGGCACCGGCTGTGGCTACGTCTGTGGCGGCGGGGGGCTTGGCTGGGATTGAGCCGGGGCGGGCAAACTCAGGCTCTACGCGGGAGGCACGGACTGTGAAGGCATCCTTGCCTTCGTCCAGATAACCCTCCAACTTCTCCAGATGTTTGCGAGCGTCCATGAATCTAAACTCACCAAGCGCAATAGCAGCATCGTTGGCGAGCCGGTGAAGCTCATTGTAAACCGGCACTGTGCGGTGAGCGTCAGCGTATTTTTGTCCTGCAACCCGTATCGTGTCAACAAAAGTCTCATAGCTGCCAGCATAGCCCCTGTGTTTCTGTGCCTGCCCGAAAGCGTACCTTAGAATCTTGTTACTACTGACGTTATCCGAGTATACGGAGTCAAGACCCTTCCAGTCAAGAAAGCCTCTGAGACTGTCCCTTACCTTTTTTCTCACCGGGTCATACGCAAAGTGCCCCATTCGGTGTGTCAGATCGCCAACATCTTCTACTATTTGACCATACGGATCAGGAGATAACTTAAAGTCCTTGAGAGACATTCGTATATGCTGACCAGCATCTTCCGGCCCTGCACGCTGAATACTACCCATAACCATAAAGGTATCTGTGACATCGCGCCTCTGCTGTTTGACTATTGCCAGTTCTGCCTCTGTCAGTTTGAAATCGTCCGGCTTCGTATCAAGCCGCTTGACGATGTCCTTTGTAGCGTCAGGCAGCTTCATCGTGGCGGCGGGGGGCTTGGCTTTGGTTGATTTAAGTGCTGCCTCCAAAGCGTCTGATCGCTCTGCTGCTTTTCTGCGGGCCATCAGGCCACTAACTAAATCGTTTAGTTCTTTCTTTCGTTTGTACTCAGCGGAGAAATCGGGCAACTCTGTTTTGACTGCCGTGCCTGGAGGAATCTCCCCACCGGGAAACCGAGCAAACTCTGGCTCAACCCATGACATGCGGGCCGTAAATCGATCTTTGCCTTCATCAATGTACTTTTGAAGCTTCGCCAAAGAATCGCGAACGTCAACGTATCGCTGCTCACCAAGCGCGACAGCCGCGTCATTCGCAAGCCTTTGCACCTCATTGTAAACAGGAACCTTTCGGTGCTCATCAGCGTACTTGGCCAGCTTCTCATCAAACTTTTTGGCCCACTCATCGCGAGTCATAGATGGAGCGCCGCCCTCCATCATCATAGAATATCTTTCGTAACCCTTATCCAAAAGCTTCTTGCGGTAACTTTTGTCACTCAAAACATCTTGCAAGGGCGGTGTCTCGAAGCCCATAAGCAAACTGCCATGCGTCTTACCAACCTTCTCGGCTACTGGCCCGTAGGCACGATGACCCAGACGGGCCGTGAGATCCCCGATATGTTCAGCTAAATAACCAGCAGGCCCCGCACCAGCGTTATGATGCTGAACCAAATCCATCGCACTCTCTGGAGCGCCACGCTGAATCCGGTTCATTTCCGAAAAAGCTGCCTCAATCTCGTCAGGTGTCTCGGGCAACTTCGTCGGGGCTGTGAAAGTCCGTTGTGACGCCTTGGCTGTGGTTGTGGCAGCGGGGGGCTTGGGTGCGTCAGCACGATATGTCTTACCAACAGGAAGGTAGTTTGGATCATAGTCGTCGCTATCTGGAACGTGCCACGCTGCATCTGGAGTGACTGCTTTACCATCAGTAGCTTTCTTGTCGGGCAATAGCCTGACATTCGACGTGGGATCGACCAAGCCCTGCATCATTTCGGGCGTGATGTCTCTGCCTCTATCAATCGCCCCACGACCAAATACGTGAACAGGAACCGGAACGTCGGGCTGAATAGAATTAATCGCAGCCATACGGCCACGACCCTCATGCTGGACCACCTGAAAGCTGCCAGCATCGTCTCCATCTTTGACCAACTTTACGTTTAAGAAGGGTGGGCCGATGGGTTTACCTTCTTCAATTGCCTCAGTGACCGCCTTTACCGTATCGGCAGCGCTTTCAGACGAACGGACAGGGTTAAGGCCGAGAAAATCTTGTGGCTTCATCCACACAACAAAGCCTTTGTATGCAACGTTTTTGCTGTTTGAAACGGCACCCATTCCATCTTTGGAGTCAAATACGACCTTACCGACCGTCTGCTGGCCCTCATAAGCTGAAGTTTCTGTTGGGACCTTTAGATCGGCAACACGAGCAGCCTTGGCACCCTTATACAAGGCCATGCCGCCCATTCCAAGCGCTCCCAAGGCAGCAGCCGCTGACAACTCTTCCTCTTCTGCTGCGGCGGCTCCTACGGCGATTCCAGGCAATGCAACGCTGTACAGCTTCTGGGGCTTGATGACCCGGTCTTTGACTTTGTCGGTGAGTTCAAAGAATGGGAACATCTTTTCGGCTTCGTGATGATCTTTGGCTACGATGCCGTCTGGGTCCAAGTCGATGAACGTGTTGGATCGCTTTGCCTTCGTCTCTTTCTTGACAATGCTGGGGATGAGCTTGTCGTAGAAGTACTGGTTGCCCTTAAATACTTTCTCAGCTTCTTCTGCGCCCTGTGCGTAGTGACCACCTTGTTGTTTAAGCTCTGCAAGACGCGCCAGAAACGCTTCTTCGGGACGGACTGAACGGATGATATCAGCAGCCTCATGTGGAGGCAAAGTCACCACAGGCGTGATCATGTCTGCACGGCTGAACACTACGCCGTCGTAGCCCTTATCTGCTGCCTCGCGGAAGATGCGCTTGATGGCGAGGGCCGTCCACTCTTTGGTGTCTTTGAATGGGGCGTCGGGTACTGGGTTTCCAAAAATGGGATTAGTTGGGAATGTCATCTCCGAGAGATCAATTAATCTAACCCTTTCCTTTTGAGGGTCATTTTTTGAAATAAATGCCTCTGCCTCATCTTTAGTGTCAAATGACGCGATCTCGTCACCGCTGTCTTTTTCAAGAACCGTGAACCTTTTTTCTTGTTTTCTATACCCCTGCTTCAGACCCTGCTGATGCCAGTCAGACTGAATCTCTTCAACGAACATGATCTTGCGGCCCCTGCTGTCAATCCGGGTCTTGAACCGGATGTGGGCCATGACGTTGGGGATGTCGCTGTGGTGGGATTCGGTGAATAAATTAAGATCCTTTTTAAGAAGCTTTTTAATTTCTATGTCATTCGCAGCAATTTGTATGTCTATTTCCGAAGCACGACTCATTTCCAAATCAGGCATTGTTCCGGCTTCATATGCATCGTCCAGCGCATCAACTTCTTTTTGAAGTTCCTCATTTTTGAGGATTAAATCATCAACAATTTCTTGATTCCTATTGGGAACCGTCAGCAGAATCTCCTGGTAGTCCTCGCCGCCGGGGACGCTGCGTTCCTCCCACCTGGGAGCAAGACTGCGAGTCTTAGTCTGAAATGCCGAATACTTTTCTTTATACTCTTTGCTTGCTTGAGCAAATTCCTGGTACTTCGGCAACGCTTGAAACTCACGCAGAGCAGCCAAACGGGTCTCGGCCTCGGGCATCTCGTCGAGAATCCTTCCTATATCCTCAAGGTTTTCGTGCTTCAGCCCGGTTTTTGTCAAAATTTCCAAGTCGTAACCAAATTCATCGTCCAAGACAAAACGGTTACCTTCGACGAAATTCTTATATTCAGGATCCTCCAGCTTCGCGTTGATCTTCTTGCGCGCCTCAGTGATCAGTGCAGCATCTTCAGGTGTCCAACTAGAAACAGATCGATTGTCGCTCAAATTCTTCAGTCGTTTTACAATTTCCACCATGTCGTCAGGAACATCAACAAAAAGATCAATATCGGAAATGCGACCAACATAATCCATGTACATCCTGAAGAAGTGACTCGGGTTGTTGGAAAACCTGTGCATATTCTCCGAAACACTCGACGAATGAAGTGGCACGTCTGAAGAAAGTACCGAAGCTACAGATTGCGCATCGTCATTCAATGAGTCAAAGGCTGCTCCTTTCTGTTTCGCAAGAGCCTTAATGTCGTCTGGAACCTCTTGTGAAGCATGACTAAGCCGAACCTCTTCGACCTGGACCTTGTTCTCATCCAAATGCTTGATCAACTCGTCCTTGGTGACGCTCTTCTTGCCGGATGATCTGGCGGTTTCAATGAACTCGTCGAGCTTTGTGTCGCTCCACTCGCCAGCAGTAATATCCTTGTAGACGTACTCGGGATAAACAATCTCTTCCCCAGACTTTGTAAGCTTCTTGTCACCCTTCTTGTGGACGATCTTGCCCGTGTCCTTGTCCTTTACGTCCTGCGCATATCGGGCAACTTGACCCGCTTTTTGGTGCTTCTTACGGCCCAAAATGCCCTCAAGATCCTGAACACCAAGCTTATCGGGCAAGCCTACCGCAAATTTCTCTGCTACAGACTCAAATACCGGCTCCGGTGCGCCCTTAATCGCCGTCTTCATCGCCTGTGAACCAGGCAAAATGGTGCCAACCAACGGAATAAAGCCAATTGCACCCGCCACACCTGATATGGCAACGTCTGTCAAGTGAGACTTACGCTTCTCAGGCTCGTCATACGCCAATCTCGCAGAAGCACCAGCAGATGTAAGGTCAGATGCACCCGTAGGATCAGTCAAACTCGCAACATCAGCTACGTTACGAATCGTCTCAGGATCTCCAGACATTACGTCTTCGTAAACGCCCTCGGCCCAATCCTTATATGCGCGGCCACGCCCTAAAGGATCCTCCTTAAATCGCTTCTCTTCCCGCTCCAACTCCATCGCAGTGTCCCATATATACCTGGGAATTTGACTCTCCCAAGGCTCGGGATCTCCCCACACACGCCCCGCGTCCTTGGCGTCCTCACGCTCGTCAATAGAAGCAAACCAAGCCTCGCGTTGATCAGAAGACATCCCATCAGGAACCTTGAAACCACGATACTCCTCGCGTGAATCATAACCACGAAGACCGTCGTACCGTGACCTTAAATCAGATACGTCTACCTCAGAAACAGGCGCAGGTGCAATGTCAGAACCACCACCGTACGACTTGGAAGACAACATCGAACGAGCAAGGATATCGTCTTCAGACGCCATCGAATCAACCTCCGACTAAAGTAACCGCTACCGTTCCCGTAGGTGTCGTAGTTCCCGCTACACCAGCAGTCGTCGTAACCGCCATATGTGCGTAGTTGGACGAAGCAAACGCCATTCCACCAGGAATATACATCTCAACAACGCCAGATGCAGGTGCCTTCATTACAAAAAACGGGTTCGTGGTGCCAAGCGTTATGTTGTTCGTACTCGCTGCGTTCGTGTCAGCATACAACTTCAAATACACCGCTTCCGTTGAATTTGCACTGTTATCAAGCTTCACTGCATACAAAACAGGTGCCGTCTTGGCAAACACATTGTCTACATACGTAGACGTAGCCGCAGACTCCGTGAATACAAGCGTACCGTGAGGATTTGAAAAAGTCTTAAGAAGATCAGCCATTGTAAAACCTCAAGTTTTGTAAACCGCTACCACAGATACATTCGACGAAGGGTCTGTAGTCTGGTTCGTCTGCGCACTTGTAATACAACGCAACGATAGACCAGTTGAAATCACAAGACCAGTAGGAAAGTTGATCAAACGCTTGGCATTAGCATCAATCGGAAAAATATAGTCAGGCTCCGTACTGTTCGCGACAATACCGCCATCAGGCAAACTATCGTAGATCTTCAAAAACGAAATGGCACTGTTGTTGCCTGTATTGTCTACCGTCAATGAATACAACGTTGCAGGACCATTCGTGATGTTCTGAGAAGTTGCACTGCCCAGATCCGTGTCAACGGTCATCTTGTAAGTGAAATAAGTGTTGTCAAACTGTGTGATCGCCATGCTGTCTCCGACAAAACATTCATGTCAACATTACCGCATATGACAAATAAAGCAAACCACGAAAAAGGCCCCACCCGACAAGGTGAGGCCCCAAGCAAACAACAAACCTGACAAGAGAGTTTGGAGTCACTAAAGGTGTAGCGTAACTAAATAAGAGTGTCAATCACCACGGTAAGTCATGAAGGAAGCCGTCTTCCTCCTGCTGAAAAACATCCCGCAATGTCTCACCCATCTTGCGCGATGCCTCGTTCCACCAACCCTCTACAGGCTCTATTCCCACTGGCCTCATCCGTAGACATAGCCGTGGTCCACGATCACGCTCCGTGTAGAAGTCCAATACCTTCACACTCACTGCCAATGAGTCGTCCCTCAATACGCCAGCCATTACCAAAGCATCCAAGGCACACTTACAAATATTGTCTGCATCTGGCTTAGAACTCTTCCAAATCACATGATCCGGGTCCTTCTTCCGAAGTAAACGCTTCGGTCGATGCGCAAATGCAGCAATCTCTATCTCTACAGCTTCGTCAAGTGGCGCTTTTCGCCACATGCTCGTCATCACCATTGCTGCAGAACGTTCCCAGTCTGCCGTCTTCTTCGGTGTGTATAAACGAACCTTGCCACCAATCGAAGCCCCTCTCGGCCTTCCCTTGCCTATCGGATCGCCAGGAACCTCTACCATGTATATCCAATCACCCATATTCAGCCTCATGCCATTTAAAAAGCTCGCTCCGTAAATCCGAGATGTCAGGAACACCCTCGACACCCTCACAACACAAATAAACCTCGTCAACAATCACATACAACGCACGCATCATCCCTCTGTTGCCAACAACCTTGTCAAGGTCCCGCATTGCCCAAGGAATGTCCAAACGACTCGGAACTTGCTTGCACCAGTAAGGAACTGACATCCAATCATCAGCATACCGAGACTGAACAGCAAGCCAAGAGTACCAATCCTCTACAGCTTGCCTAAGCCTTCTCTCAACAAACTTGGTGTTGATCTTCTTCAATTCCATGCTTTGCTTCCACTCTCGACTGAATAGTTGAGATTTGAGAAGTGAACCGGATCTCGGATGTCTTTCCACTCAGGCCAGTCAATATACTTCAGTACTTCTTCAACCTCATCAAGCGTGACACGAATCCAACGAACCTCACGCTTTGAGGCAATAAACGCCAAGGGCCTTGGAAGCTTTTCAGAATCAATAAGGTACTCCCTCCTTATGCGATGCCAGAACTCTCGTGCGTGCTTACTCCTGCGCCGTGTGTGCATCCGTATCTGTCTGTTCTCCAGCTTAGGATTAGGCAGGCTGCTGACGATTTCATTGTGTCTGCGTACCAGCTTTCGTACCCAATGAAGCTTTTCAGGGTCAACAATCGGCCCATTCTTGAGTAAATAGCCGTGTAAATACCGCAACGTGGTCCATGCACAGCGTTTTTTGCGGTCTGGATCAAGGCGATAATCTACTGTCTTATCGACCTTCATGCGCATCTTGTCCCTCTCAGTCTCCTGTAAAACGGCGTATGCGGTCTTAAAAAGACGCTTTGGCGTGCCTTTTCGCGCTCTAAGCACCGCTAATCGCCCCTCAGGGTCACATATCGCTATCTGGTAGTTGTCAGATGACGCTTCCCAAGAGTTATTCTCTATAGATCGGCTACGTACTTCTTCAGCATGTTCCCAATCTACAGGCTCTGTTCTCCACGAAGAAGCCAAGTATGCAGTCTCGACAGGACGTAAAACGTCGAGAAACCGCTCGGATAAGCCAGGAAACTTACACACAATGTCGCCTACTTTCAGATGCGGCTTTGCATGGTCTGGTATTGCAGTCAATCTAACGAATCGCACCTGTTGACCTGGAACAATTCCCATTGCATCCCAATACTCGTTGACTTCTTTTGGGTCTTGAACCGGAACACCCAGAACCCCGCTAATGCCTGCTGATGGAAACAGCTTTGCTATACACACGTAATTGATCATCTATACTCCAGAAGACGAGTCTATATTTGTGCGCAATACACGTCAACCCTTGTATATCCCTCAAACTCATCACTACATATCATTTTTCCGGGGGAACTCCGTTCCCCCTCCGGCGCTGCGCCGACATCGGGCCTCCCCTCCCCACGTTTTGGCTGATAATCGGCCTCAAACCTCCCTTTTCCCCTGATTTTCACCACGGGGGGAGCCGAAAAACGCCGCCAAAAAACCACGGAGGAACCTGGCATATCGTCAAATACTTCACATGCTGCCCCCTTTGCTACCACGTAGCCAGCCACCGACACGGGCAGCCATTGATGACACGGCACCGACCACGGCACCCACGGCACCCATCACGGCGCTAACAGTAGCGGACACGGTGAAGACCACGGCAACGGCTACAACGCCCACAGAAAGGTCAAGGCTTTCGCGCATACGCGAAAGAACAGAACCCACGGGGGGGCGCTCTTCAACAGCAAAGACCACCACGGGGGGCGCTTCGGTATTGTCCACCACCACGGGGGGGCAAACAAAAACAGAACGGCGCGCACCGGGGGCGCGTAGTTGTGGAACCTTTGACCACGCAACGAAGCGACCTGTAGCAGAACACCGAACCCGCTGGCGGGGGGCGTCTGGTTTTAGGTCATTGAATGCAAGTTCAAAAGTCATGCAACCCTACTAACCACACCTACCGCACAAGCAAGCAAATAAATAAAACAAATAAAAAAGCACAAAAATGAAAAAAAAATAATCACCAAAAAGTCAAATCATTTCAGGCACTTACGGCATTTCGGTCGGTCATGGTGGTGAACTTTCTTTCATGTCACACTTGCCACACCTGACAGAACGGGAGTATAAAGGTTTCACCAAACGGAAAAAAAAAATTAGCCCGGGCGGCCACTGCCAACGCCCACAAGTTCTTTGACATCAACGAAGCGAAACGCCCACAGAGGGATAAGGTCGGCAGCGTTCAGATTCAGTTCTGAGAACACCGACCCGAAGACTCAGAAGCAAAGTAGCGACAAGCATTAAGAATGGACAGGCAAGTCAATCAAGGACACGTAGCGGGACGGACGACCCCGCACCGTAGCAGGATGGGCAGCGCACCAGCGCCGCGCCGGACCCTGTGAACTGAACGCAAGCGACTGAACGAAACGAGCAATACCAAGACCCAGCGGAAGCCCCCCACGGGGGGAGAGAAACCAGGGCAGGCCATACCAGAGGCCGCCTGGGGTTGAGTGAGCAAGACGAAACGACAGCGACCAAGTAAGAACGGCCTAACGTGTGAACACCCCATGCCAAGACCGCAGCAACCGCGAGAGCATGACCTTAGAGGAAGCCCCTGTCCATTGAATGAATCCGACAATCAGAGTAGCCGTAAGGCGCGTCGGGTTAGCTGCTCCTTTGGAGCGCGGGCCGTCCTGCCCGATTAGAGATGGGCGTCTGATACGGCCAGCCATATAGAGCCGTGGGATTAGTAACCCCAAAGAGTATGGCAAGGTATACCCCACCTAACACGGGGAAACTGTGAGGCCGTGGCCCACAGATACAGCGCCCCGGTGAGCGTATCAAATCACCGCCCTTTTAAATAGCCGCCGTCGGCCCTCCCCCTACGTATCGAGAGGGGTTGAGGGCTGGCGAGCGGTGGACCCCTTCCCCTAACAACCAATGGAGCAACCCTATGCCTATGCGTCTTGAAAAGCCCATACCATTCATATACAAGCGCGCCCTGGAGCGCCTTGACCTTCCCCTAACGATTACCCGCGCGGAACTGTTCCGCGTTGTAGCTTTTACCGAGTCAGGACGGCCCCGCAATATCCTCGGCTCTTCCGTCAAGGTCGAGAAAGGCGAGAAGCAAGGCGTCTTGACCGCTGTCCTGTACATGTCACCAGGGCGTGAAGCGGGGGTCAACATGTGTCCGATGGCTGCGGGCTGTGAGCCTGGATGCCTTGGGACGACCACCGGACGGCTAAAAATGAAGCAAGCGACCCGCGCCCGGATTTACAAGACCCTCTGGTTCATGCTATTCCGTGACCACTTTTTGCGGCGTCTGAACTGGGAGATAACCGGCCATGTCATGACAGCCGAAGCCCTCGGCATGATACCGGCTATTCGGCTCAACGGGTCGAGTGACATCAAGTGGGAGACTCACGGCGTGCCGCAAGCTCACCCCGGCGTGCAGTTCTACGATTACACGAAACTGTCAGCCAAAGCCCGAAGCAAGGCCCCGAGCAACTACCGCCTAACCTTCTCCCTCTCCGAGCGTGCCGACAGTAAAGGCCACGCCCTGGAATGGTTGAACGCTGGCGGGAATGTCGCGGTAGTCGTTGCCGGTGAGTCCACCAAGGTCAAGGACTCCAAAGCGGCGGCGGCCTCTATCATCGAAGCGGGGGCCTATGAGGGTTTCCCAACCATTGACGGCGACCTAACAGATATTCGGTTCGATGACCCTCCAGGGTCCTGGGTAGTTCTATACGCCAAGGGGGGCGCGCTTAAAGATACAAGCGGGTTCGTCGTGCGTATCAAAAAGCAAGCCCAACAAGTAGCAGCCTAACAAAAAACAATAGCCGGGGGCCTTGCCCCCATTGGATACCGATATGAAAACCGTACAAATAGCAACATACGACGGCACTGAAGCCCGAAAAGCCCGCTCAACGTGTGTACCCGGCTTAGTGATTACAGGCGAAAAGGGGGTCTATAGCCTAACGCATACAGCATCCGGCAAGTGTGTCGGACATTACAGCGCGAAGCTGAAACAGTTCAAAAACGCTGTTTTCCTTGCTCAGTCTGTTGAACAGGTTGACTGGACCGTATCAGAAGACCAACTACCGTACAAAAAATGTTCTGAATGGTGCCGCCGTTTTGTTCGCGCGCTGTCTCATTCGTAAAACCCGCACCGTAGCCGGTCGCACCCCTAAACGCTGTACAGGTAGGATACGCTCAGAACATCACCTGGACAGTGTATAGGAGCAAAGCCGGATACGCTCAAAACAAAAAACACCGGACATTTTCTGTCCGTATGACTTTTGAGTCAGTAAATCCAAGGTTGGGACGTTTTAGGCCGTTTTTCCACCCAGCGATACCCGGCGTTTAACCTGGGATATCCCTGTAAGCGTATACTTTTGGATAGGGGGTCGAGAGGGGCATCTGTCCGCATTTACCCCCTACATCCATGGTGCCATCGAGCGTTTTGGATGCATCCTGGGTGCTTATTATGGCGATATTGACAG